GATTTACGAGCCGATTTACGAGCCGATTTACGAGCCGATTTACGAGCCGATTTACGAGCCGATTTACGGACAGATTTACGGACCGATTTACGAGCAGATTTACGAGCAGATTTACGAGCAGATTTACGAACTGACTTCTTCATCGACTTGCGAGCTTCCTTTGGCATTTCTTCTGATTTAGCCATTTCCTTTGGCATTTCTTCTGATTTAGACATTTCATTGTCTTTCGCTATGGAAGCTAATTCATTTAACAATTTTTGTAATTTCGGGGATTTCGCGGACTTACGAACTTTCGGAGATTTCGCGGACTTGCGAACTTTCGGAGATTTCGCCGACTTGCGAACTTTCGGGGATTTCGCCGACTTGCGAACTTTCGGGGATTTCGCCGACTTACGAACTTTCGGGGATTTCGCCGACTTGCGAACTTTCGGGGATTTCGCCGACTTGCGAACTTTCGGGGATTTCGCCGACTTGCGAACTTTCGGGGATTTCGCCGACTTGCGAACAGATGCGAGTAATTCGGGTACTGAATCATCTTCTACGGAAAAACGATACATTTTTATATAATAAAAAATAAAAAATACTTTAAAAGTCTTATAATAAAATTATAAAATGATTTATATCGACGAACAAATTTTACATTTTATAAAAGAAAAAAAAGAAACCACCGTTTCAAAAAAAAGCACTCCATTATTTAAAATTTGTGTTGAAAAAGTAATTGGGAGAGAACGATTACCTTTAACAGAATTATTTCAACAATTAAAAGAAAAATGTCAACAAAAATACGGATTTTCGCAACCATTCAAAAGAACAATTAATCATTATTTTGCAAAAACTGGAATGTTAACCATATTGTACCACGAAATAGATAATAAATGCATGATTGAAAATAACATTGAGGTGTTTGGAAATCATTACACAGATTTCAGTCTTTTTTATTCTTACAGCCAAGAAGTACAAGTTAATTGTGCAATGAACGGTCAATTAAAAAAAACGGTAGTTCAAGAAGTGTATGAATACAAAGACACTGGATTCACCTACGTATTCACTACAGGAGAAAGCCCTCTAGTAGAAATCGTGTTTGATATTCAGAAACTAACGCCACAGCTTTTACAAGATTCACTTTCACTGTTGGATTTCAAAAGCAATATTACCATCGGGCACTCAAACATAATACGCCGCAAAATTAAAATTTTTGAAGAAATATTTCAACCTGTAAATGTTTCTACTGAAATGGTTGATTATCAAGTCACAAGTTCAGGGGGAACACAACAATTGGTTTACACTTTTAATGGAGAAATGTATTCTGTCAAAAATGAAATCAATTACATCGGAAAATCCACCAATTTATTTGAATGTGTTTTGAACACACAATTCACTGATAAATATTACACATTTGATTGTTATATGTATAAGGGAGAAAATGTCTCTACAAAAGTTTTATCAGAACGTTTACGTCTCGCTGCCGAAATTTCGTCTTTTGAAATGAAAGAATTCAGCGGAGATTTACCAAATGCCACTCAAAAAATTCTCAAACAGAAAAAAGACTTGCTTTATCTCCCAGAAAATCCATCTCTACCGATTTTAAGGTGGAAATTTGAAAAAGTATATTATCTTCGTGCAATTTACAACGGTGAAATGTCAATTAAAGTAAACGGACTTTTTGAAACTTTTTTCTTTTACAAAATGTGTATTCGCACACAAAAAGATACATATGGAAAAACGCCATTTTTGGAATACAAAAGTCGCACAAAATTAACAAATGATGTCTACGAATTCAATTCTGATTTCAATTTGGTTCGTCCCGTCGATGAAAAACCAAGTTTTGAAGAAAACACAATCGATTCTAAACAATTGTTGATTTTATTAAATCCAAAGTACAAATCTATTGAACAATACGAAAAAATCAGAAACGATATGTTAGTAAAATATTGTGAAAATAAAATCGTTTTTGCTGTAGACCAAACTATTTTTAAAGACATAAATTGCACATTTGGAAATAATGCAGATGTCGTCTTTTTTAATAGCGAAAAAGATGTCGATAATTTAAAAGAAGGAGGTAGATTGATTGGTTTGGTTGAAAAAATAGATTTCAATCTTTTGGTCCAAAATCTGAAGAAAATAGGTATAGATCTAGAAGAAACAGAATTGGTAAAAATTGATGAAACATACAGAAAATTCGTATTTAAAAAACATACATTAACAAATGATATCTTTTTATTGTGCGATAAGGTCGACATTTACGATTTAATGACGAAAACAACTGATCAAAAATGTATAGCAATGTTTAACACTTATTTGAAAAAAGGTAAGTTTGAACTTGTTACGAAACCTTCCTATGATATGTTGAAAGAATTCTATCACATGAAAAAGTACGTGAATCCATTGAAATCGCCGAATTTGTTAAAAGCGTACTGCTTGTTCGAAAAATCGTACGTCCGAGAAAAAGTGGACGCTGTACCCCTAAAAAAGTACAAGACCGATTTCAAATTGTTACGACAACAATTACTTGATACACTAGACCTATTCTGTAAACACAAGATTGATTATGGTAGCTTGAATTTAGAAAATGGTTTGATGGTAAGTGTGGAACCAGATGGATACGTGCGGTTGGTTTTTGCAGATTATTCAAATCTTCAAATCAATCCAAACGTTTACAAAGATAAATATGATGTTATACCAATTTTAGAATATCTGAGTTAAATTTTAAAAAAAAATAATATATAAATGATGAGCGACATGGAAAAATATTTTCTCGTATTTATTGGAATTTTGGTAGTTTGCTTAATTGTTAGCTTGTTAATGTACAAGCCAAACATTGGCGGTCAATTCGGGTTTCAAGTCCAAAATGGACATTGTGTCAAGGTAAAAGAAGCGCCTCATGGAGAGACTGGTGCCAAAGACACGGTTTATTCCAACGAACTTGCCTGTATGCAAACCTTGGTACCCAAACCTCTCGGTCCTGGTGGACTTCCCCCTAAACCGGCTCCTATGTCTTATAGTTACGTACAACTAAGTAGAAATATGCCAGGCCAGTGTGTTCAGGATCCTGCTGGAAAATATAAAACGTTAGATGATTGTAAAAACGCAAACCCGTCAGCTAATTAAATTGTAATTTAAAAATGAACATTTTTATTAAAGATAAAAATGTCGTACGAAAAATTTGAATTTGTAAGTGAGAACGAAAACGAGGAGAATGATTCAGATTCAGAACTATCTGAACCGAAATTACCCGAAGAAGTAGAGGATCCTATCCCCGAACCTGAAGTAAAAGAGGTCGAAACATCGGTGAAAGTTGAAGAAGACGAGGAGGTAGAGGAGGTCCAAGAGGTACCAGTACAGGTGCCTGTTCCTGGGGAAGTAAACGATTTTGGAAATTTCGTAAATAATATTTTACATCCAAATCCAAATGATATCATCTCAAACTTATTCGGTGGACTACTAAAAACTTTACTCCAAAGTGTCAAACCAAAAGAAAAAGTAAGCGAGTCTGAAGAGAAAGACGATGACGATGACGAGGAAGAAGACGAGGAAGATGAGGATGAGGGCGAGGACGAGGAAGAAGAGGAGGATGACGAGGATGAAGATGAGGATGAGGATGACGAGGATGAGGATGACGAGGATGAAGAAGAAGAGGAGAAAGACGAGGAGGAAAATGGTGAGGGTGAGGAGGAGACTGAAAGTGAAGAATCGCAAGAAATTTATCTAATTTTTGAAAATAAAAAGCGATATTTTTATGCAACATCTTATTCAAACGCACAAAAAACAATGTCCAAATTATTCCAACGTTTCCTATACAAGAACAATACACAATTCATGCGAATCGATAAAGATCTTGAAAAAATCGTAGTGTACAATCGAGAGCCTAATTCCTTGCAGCCATTCAATGAACAACTTTTATACGAAATCGAATTTTTTACGGTCGAAAAATATTGATAACTTTTTTTTTTCTTTTTCTTTTTCTTTTTAATAAATGACTTGCAAAAATCAAGATGACGAAGTTTATCTTAGTTTAATGAATCAACGTACTCAACATGACAAAGATATGATCAACCAGTACAATTGCATAAATTATGTTAAAACCTACCCCCAATCCCTCGTTTCCATGATGGCACCCAACGACCGCCCAACTTTTCCCGCCACCCAAACCATCGACACCAACATCAGTTACCAATTAAATCCAACCGTCCAATCCATCAAAATGGCCCAAGGAATGTCAAACTCCACAAATAAAGGCGCTTACCCTCCCAACTGCGGCTTTGACCGTGTCAACCGACAATTACTGTGCGACCAACAAACTCCCTACCCCTACGCAAATCTTGATTTTGCCTACAATCCCACTTCCGGATCCAAATGCATCAATCTCAACCAAGATTTGAATTTCCTCTACCAGAAAAATAAAAAATAAAAATTTTATAATAGTTATTATAAAATGTCATTATTAAAGTATGAAAAAATCATTTTGGTAGGTATCGTCGTCGTATCTTCGATCGTCATCGGATTATCTTTTTACAATAAAAAATCAAATTCCAATGATATAATCGCCAAAGGCGCACCAAACCCAGATACCAATCCGGCACCCAACCCTACTCCCGCACCCGCACTATTCACGTGCGACAGTTGTTATTATGCAGAATCTCTCCCCAATCTCAATAATATCTGTGATAACCAAAACAACGATCTTGACGTAAAATGCACCAAATTTTTTTTAAAAAACGGAGATCCATCAACACAACATGAAATGTGTGCCGAATTGTCAATGATACAAGATGATACAGGTTGTCAACATTGTTACCACGATTTGTATCAATCCGATTTGTCTAGTAAATCATCTATCTGCGCCCAATACGTTCCTGGAAATACGCCCGAGCCGCAAGAAGGAACACAAGCTGACTACAATAAAGCCGCGTGTGCTTACAAACATGATAACAAAAACGGAAATCCTTTGGACCCCGATTATACAGCAGCATGTCAAAATCAATGCGAAGAAAGTGGTGCTCCATGGTTTCAGAATTTACAACCGCTACACACTCCATGTATGAACGCATGTCATAATCTAGGAGCATGTGGTCGTCTATAAATCCAAAGTTCACTTGATTTTTTATAACTCTATAAAAAAACAAAGGATTGTCAAGAATCTTCTCAACTCACTATCAATTTTTCACCCAACGATTTGTCCAACTGGTTCGGTTGTACAAATTCTGTTGTCTGCTCATCAACTCCTCTCGAAACGACAATTGGTCGCGCGCATACTGATCGTTCACCACACTATTCAAAGTCGAATTGACGTTCTTTGAATAATCCGGTTTCGGATTCGTCATTGGATCCAACAAGATCTGTTTGTCCACCATCGATGTCAATGTGTACACTGGATCAAAGAAAGGCTGTGAAATGCTCTTATCAACATAGTACGCGATTTGTCCATTGTTCATCCTCGTGTAATCCGCGTACACCCCGCCATACCCCGAATTGTCTATTTTGTACACGTCGTCCATATCCACCGCACCGACTTTAGCAGGCTGATCCAGCTCTAGTCGCATGCCTCTAGCGTCAACCATCCGAGAATCCCACCCGTAGACATACGTCTCCTCTCCTCCACTTTTCTTGAGATGGTAGTCCGTCATTGGCGTCAACCCCAATCGATTGATAAATTCGACATCTTGGGGCTGGCGATTCATCGGCTGGAGATTTTTTGAGATCGGTGTCCATCTTTCCTGTCCTCCATATGATAAATTCGAATACATCTTTATTATAATTTTTAAATTTTAAATTAAGTCTTATTAAAATAAAATGTCAGAAACGCAAGAATACGTAAAAAGTTTAACGCCAGCAGATTTGGAAGAAATAAAACGCGTTTTTAACCTTGATTTGGAAGAATATGTCAAGATTGTCAATATATTCAAAGTTTTAGATGAAGAAGTAGAACAATGGAAAAAAGATTATTGCGAACAAACTGGAAATGATCCGAGTACATTACAAACTTGTAAAGTTGTTTTAGAAAAATCAAAACTGAAAGGTGACAAAGTTTTTGATTTTTCTAAAAAAAGTTTTCTTGAAACTTTTGATACGGCTCCATTTGCCACACATATCCCACTTTCTAGAGAAGAAATAAGTGAAATAATTGACCAGTATTATACACCAGAAGAAAAAACCAAAATAAAAATTCTGCACAAATTCAAATCTATGCGTAAAAGTAACCGTAAAGTGACCGTAAAACCACGTAAAAGCAGTAAAAATACCACTAAAAGCCCCCGTAAAAGTACCACTAAAAGCCCAAGTAAAGTCTCGGTAAAATCCCGTAAAAGCCCAAGTAAAGTCTCGGTAAAATCCCGTAAAAGTACAACTAAAAGCCCCCGTAAAAATACACGTAAAATCTCCGTAAAATATCCGTAAAATATCCGTAAAATATCCGTAAAATTATTAAAAATGATTTTTTTAATAAAAAAATACAAAAACTTAAACCATGAATTTCCCTTTCTCATCTGAAAACGACCATTTTTCTATCATTGAAAAATATTTCTGTGAAAAAGGACCAATTCCGCACCAGTTTGAATCTTACGAACATTTCGTTCACCATACCATCCAAAAAATTTTCGACGAAACCACCTCCATCTCCATCGAAACAAAAACTTCTTCTTACACCGCAACTTTCGGCCAAGTCTACTTTGAACGCGCCTCCATCATCGAAGAACAAAAATTGAAATACATCACCCCCAACGAAGCCCGCATGCGCGACATCACATACGACTCGCCCATTTTTGTCGACATTAAAGAAGAATTCTTTGAAAAAGGAGAAAAGGTCAACGTCATCAACCACCCCAAAGTATTCCTGCTCCGTCTTCCAACAATGGTACGATCCTCGCGCTGCAATTTGTATGGCCTGTCCATGCACGAATGCATCGAAAAAGGTGAATGCGAAAACGATCCTGGAGGCTATTTCATCGTTAACGGCAAAGAACGCGCGCTAATCTGCCAAGAACGGCTCAATTACAACCAAATTTACTTATTTGAAAGCAACTCTGAAAAATACCCACACATTGCCGAAATACGTAGCATGTCCGAAGAAACAGGACACAGCATCCTTTTAAAAGCCACCATCGACAAAGACCTACGAAATTGCTGTTTCTCGTTACCTTACATGTCAAAAGAGGTTTTGGCCGGAACCGTATTCAAAGCACTCGGTTTCTCCAACGAAGAAATCGTCGAGCTCATCAACCCATCGACCCCAGAAGAATACAGACACACCGAACGATTGATCCGCGAAAGTATCATGTACAACACCCCAGAAAAAGCCATCAAATACATCAGCAAATCGTCTATCCAAAAAGTCGAAGATAGTGAAGAACGTCGAATTCATTATACCACACAAGTCATTGAAAACGAATTGTTCCCTCACATGGGCATCTCCACCAATCTCGAGAAAGGCATCTTACTCGGCACAATGATCAATAAATTATTCCGTGTCTGTATCGGCACCCGAATGTACGAAGATCGTGACAATGTATCCATCAAGCGCATTGAAGGTCCTGGTGTCCTATTGGGAGATTTATTCCGCATGTGTCTCAAACGTTACTGCGACAATCTGAAAAAGTACCTCGAGAAACGGCAAGATATCATCACCGCCATCTCTCGAACCAATAGCATCACCGCCGCCATCAAAAGCCCCATGGCCACCGGAAATTGGGGCGCGCAAAAAAATACCTACGTCCGAACCGGTGTCAGTCAAATCATGAGCCGATTGACCTACCCCGCCACCATCTCCCATTTGCGTCGTATCGTAATCCCCATCGGAAAAGAAGGAAAGAATGTGAAAATCCGACAAATTCATACCTCTCAATGTTTCTTTATCGACACGATCGAATCACCTGAAGGAAAAGGAATCGGTATCATTAAAAATTTCGCTTTATTGTCCAAATTGACGGTAGGCTGCAATACCATCTTGGTCCGAAAAACGGTCGAATCGTGTCCTTTCATCGTCTCCACCGACCAATATTTCAAACAACCAAAAAAATGGAGTATGGTGTACGTCAACGGAACGCTGATCGGATTAACCGACAATCTTGATGAATGTTACAAAGATCTGCGCAACATGAAATACGAACAACAATTATTCAGCGACCAAGTCTCATTCACCAAAGAAGAAGACGAACATGAATTGCGAGTTTTTTGTGACCACGGACGATTCATGCGACCTCTAATCAACGTCTTTAAAATGAAACCGGCTTTGACCAAAGAAAATATGATTATGAGTTGGAATGAACTCATCGAAAACGATATCATTCGCTACACCGATTGCAACGAAGTCGAACAAAGTCTCATCGCCATGTACCCCGTCGATCTCATCAACCATTCCCACCAACCTTACGTCTACTGCGAAATCCACCCCAGTACAATGCTCGGCGTCTGCTCAGCCGTCATCCCCTACCCTGAACATAACCAGTGTATTTTTAAAAATGAGCCTGTATACATGGCCGATGGAACAACTAAACCCATTTGTGATGTTGTAGTCGGTGATCGTGTCATTACTTTTGACCCCGAGACACAAGTTCAATCGATTGCGGTTGTATCTCATACGTATTCCAATAAAACGACAAAAAAAATGTATAAAGTCACGACCGTCACTGGTCATCAAATCCAAGCAACTTTTGATCATCAATTCATGACATCAGAAGGGTGGAAACAATTGGAAGATATTCATGTAAATTCGACGCTTGTTGGTATTTCAATGACGACTGAGAAAGGAGAAGGAATGATTCAAAAAGAATCGACTTTATTTATGCAATTGGTATCGAAAATCGTATCTCCTGAAAATGAAATTTGTGATATTACAATTGATTCTCCGAATCAAAGTTTTATTTGCGCAAATTTTTGTGTACACAATTGTCCTCGACTCGTTTACGAGGCCAGTATGATGAAACAAGCGCTCGGCGTTTACGCACTATCTCACCGTCAACGTTTTGATACGATTACGCATGTTATGCATTACCCCCAAAAACCCTTAGTCGAAACCAAATACAATAAAATGTTGCATTACGATGAAATGTTAACCGGTTGTAATCCCATCGTTGCAATTGCATGTTATGGAGGCTGGAATCAAGAGGATTCGGTAATATTAAATAAATCATCGGTCGATCGAGGAATGTTTGTAACTACCGCATACCGGACCTTATCGTATGAAGAGAAAAAGAAAACGAATTGTAGTTTCGAGAAGATTGAGGTTCCTCCATTGGCTTCCCAAAACAAAACGATGAATTATAGCAAATTGGGTCCTGACGGGATTGTAAAGAAGGGTGTGCCTGTATATAAGGGTGATATTATTGTTGGAAAGACATTGACAAAAGTTCAGAAAGAGGATCAAGAAGAAAAAATAGATTGTTCATTGGCAATTTCGTCGGGAGAGGACGGAATCGTCGACAATATTTGGACGGGACTTAATGAAGAAGGATATTTTATGGTCAAGATAAAAATTCGTCAAATGCGGATCCCTGAAGTCGGAGACAAATGTGCGTGTGTAGATAAATTGACTTCTGTATTAACCGCGAGTGGGTGGAAAAGTGTCAATGACGTTACCAAAGAAGATAAAGTCGCTACATTGCAAAATGGCGAGATTTTGTATGAACATCCCTTAAATACCTTTGAGTATGATTATGATGGAAAAATGTACAAGCTTGTATCTCAGCAATTAGACATGTTAGTTACACCGAATCATAAATTGCATATTATGAAAAGAGGTCAAAAAGTATACGAACTGGAAAGAGCCGATAAAATATTTGGTAAACGTGTTTCTCATAAAAAAAATGGAGAATGGTTAAAAGAAGATGTAAAGTTTTTCAGTTTGGATAAAGTCGGTGAATATCCTGATGTTAAATATAATGTAAAAGATTGGTGTTATTTATTGGGAATTTGGTATGCGGAAGGTTGGGCCTCTGGAAACTCCGAATACGGATCAATTGGAATTGCCGCAAATAAACCTCGTGTACATACTAAATTATTTGAGATTTTGAAAAATATGAATATTATATATAGCTATAACATAGAAACAAAAAAATTGAATATTTATAACAAACAATTGTATAAACATTTCAAGCCATTGAGTGTTGGGGCGAGTCGAAAAACATTGCCTAATTATGTATGGAATTTTTCAAAAGAGGAGTGTAAATGTTTATTAGAAGGATTATTGTTAGGCGATGAAACTAAATCTTCTACCATATCATTTTCATATTGGACAAGTAGTGTAAAACTTGGAGAAGATGTACAAAGATTAGTTCTTCATTGTGGATGGAGTGCCAATATGATTTTACCAGGTCGTAAAGCTAGGTCAGAAATGACAATGAAAGACGGTAGAATCGTTAAATCAAATTTTGATAACTATAAAATTGCAATTGTTACAACTAAAAATCAACCAACTGTTAATCATGGACATATTCATCAACAAAAAGCTCAAACAGAAGAATGGGTTGATTTTAAAGATAAAGTGTACTGTCTTGAAGTTCCTGGAAACGTATTTTACGTAAAACGTAACGGAAAACCATACTGGACAGGAAATAGTCGGTCATCACAGAAAGGTGTCTGCGGACTTTTATTGTCGCAAGAAGATATGCCATTTACTTCAGATGGCATTACCCCTGATTTACTGATGAATCCGCATAGTCAGCCGTCTAGAATGACGACCTCACAACTGGTTGAATGTCTTTATGGAAAAGTAGCGAGTTTTAGTGGGGAGTTTGGTGATGCGACGGCATTCACGGAACAGAGTATTGATCCGGTAGAGAGTATTTCAAAGATGTTGAAAGCGTACGGATTCCAGCGTTATGGTAACGAGAAATTGTGTAACGGATTCACTGGCGAATTCCTGGATTCTGAATTATTTATTGGTCCGACGTATTATCAGCGATTGAAACATATGGTCGCTGATAAGATTCACTGTTTGACAACTGATCATGAGGTGTTGACATTGGACGGATGGAAACCGATTTTGGATGTGACGACCAGTGATAAGGTCGCGACTTTGAATGATGATGGCGTCTTGGAGTACCAATGTCCGATGAATACGTTCAGTTATCCTGATTACAACGGGATTATGTATACCATCACCAACTCGGCGGTTGATCTGAAAGCGACAGGCAATCATCGCATGTGGGTTAAACGGAATGAATACGAGTTTGTGTTGGCGGAAGAATTGGTTGGTAAGAAGGTCGTGTACAAACAAGACGCATTCTGGAAACAAAAAGACTACCAATATGAAGATTACGATATGAATTTATGGATTGGTGTTCTTGGGATGCATGTTTCAAAGGAATATTTCATTTATCCCCATATTTACATTGGTTTGTTGAATAAATTGGACATTGAATATTTATTTTACGGAGATTTGATTGAGGTTGCACATCGTGATTTGGGCAACAAATTGCCAGATTATGTCTTTGGATTCAGCAAAATACAAACACAATTATTGATTCGATACATGACAATGAGTAACCAGGGCGTGTTTTACACCAAATCAAAAATCTTATCGGACCAATTCCAGCACTTGTGTCTGCACGCGGGATACGAGTACAAGATTTTGCATAAATCAAACGTTTTTATTTACATGATTGACGAGAATCGTTCGTTGATGGTGAACAACGGCGAAAAGCAAGATGAGATGCTGACTGAAGAAAAATGTCATGTGGTATGCATTGAAGTCCCGAACCAGCGTTTCTACGTACGACGGAATGGCAAGGCGGTATGGACCGGCAATTCTCGGTCGACTGGAAATGTGACCATGATGCATCACCAGCCGAGCGAGGGGAGGTCGAGAGAAGGCGGTCTTCGTGTTGGAGAGATGGAGCGCGATGCGTTGATTAGCCATGGCGGGGCTGCGTTCATCCAAGAGACCTTGTTTGATATGAGCGATCAGTACCAGGTGAACGTGTGCGAGAATTGTGGCAACATTTTGTCATCTGCGGTGGCGTGTCGCATGTGCAAGAATGGGCAAGTGAATCGGACGAATATTCCGTATTGCGCCAAATTATTGTTCCAGGAATTGGAGGCTATGGGGATTAAAATCCAGATCAATACCAAATAAATTAAATTATAAATTTAATTAAATGTACAAACGTGAGACGATTTATCCAAATCGTAAAAGGCTACAACTGTTGAATTGTTTATTGTACATCAATAAACAATTCATTATTTCTAATTCAAATTTAAATAATTAAACATCTATTAAAGACTATTCTTTATCTTTTATGGAAGATGAATATGT